CTGATGTCTATCGGATCTTGCGGGAGGTGCGGGACGGTGAAGAACGTTCACAGGTGCGAAGGTGAATCGATCATACAGCGTCCGAATGGAATACGCATACGTCGCCGGTTAAGCAACGGCCAAATATTAAGCGTCTACTTCCGACGAGGACGGGCAAACGGCCGGTTAGGGCCGCGTATTTCATTCTTTTGGAGCGTGTCGGTACATATCGGCAGCGGCCGCCGCGAGGCTAACGCATGGTTCCATGGACGCCAGGGGATAAAACCGGCGCAGACCGGAAAGTGTGGCTTGGAAGGGTTGGGGATGGCGGCGCAGTATATACGCGACTTTGCCGAGAAGTTCATGAGCAAGCGGTCCGAGTTGCAAATAGGTTGGTCGGACGAAAAGCGCATGCGCGCCTATATGTTCCTGCTACGGTATCCAGAGTTCACGCTATACAAGACAGAAGACGGAAAGCCGCAATGCATAGCATGCCGGAATCCGAATTACTACGAATGGATTGGGGAGGAAACGAATGTTTGAGAAATTTGTGGACCAAATCGAGGCGAGCGAAGGCGGAATAAGCGTTCAAATCATCAAAGATATACTAGATTGCCATGCCGATTGGAAAAGCCGCATGCTAGCGAGCTATGAGCGCTACAAGGCAAGCACGTTAGGCGTACCGATCAATTCCCGCACGCTTCCAACGGAGAACAAAATCAATAACAAATTAGCCAATGACATCTATTCCGAAATCATTGATACCAAAGTGGGCTATATGTTTGGCATTCCGGTAACGATCAACCTGGACAAGACAGCGCCGCAGCATGACCAACGCACGAAAGACATTCAACGGTTCCGCCGCGTGAACAACCTGGACGACATGAACGCGGAAACGTGCAAATTTTCGGCTATGTGCGGATACGACGTAAACATGGCGTACATCGACAAGGAAGGCCAAGAACGCGTTATGCGGGTAGATCCGTGGAACGCGGTCATTCTGTCCACTACGGAAATAACAGAGCCGGCATACGCCGTCCGCTACTTCGAGACGTGGGACAAGAAATTACGCGTAGAGTTTTACGACGCAACAACCCGGACCGTGTACGAGTCGCCAAACACTTCTGCGGGCCAATTGCAGCAGGTAGGCGAGCCAGAGGCGCACATGTTTGACTACTGCCCATTGGTAGGCATTCCGAATAACGCGGAGATGCAAGGCGACGGTGACAAGGTTCTCACGCTTATCGATGCATATGACCGCAGCATGAGCGACGTTAACAGCGAAATCGAACAATTCCGCCTTGCGTATATGCTATTTTTCGGCGTGGAGCCTACCGTGGAAATGATGGACAAGCTTGTGCAGACGGGGGCCATTCATATCCCGTATGGCGGAACCGAAGAAAACATGCGCGTTGAGTTCTTGACGAAAACAATCGAAATCGCGGCCGTTGACAGCCATTTGGACCGCCTAGAGGCCAATATTACCCGGTTTGCAAAGCACGTTAATTTCTCGGACGCATTCGGCGGCGGACAGGTGACGGGGCCGGCCATGAAGTACAAGATATTCATGCTGGAAACCAAAGCGAAGTATTTCGAGCGCAAGCACGAAGCGGCCATGGCTTATTTGTTCAAGGTTATCGCGTCCGCCTGGGAAAAAAAATCCGCAGCGTTGGACTATACGCAACTTGATTTCAAGTATACGCGTAACGTGCCGGTGAACGTCTTGGACGAAGCAAACGCAGGCAAGGCGCTGCTTGGGTTCACTTCCAGGCGCACGGCGCTTTCGACGCTATCGTTTATTAACGACGTTGACGAAGAGATGGCCGAAATAGAACAGGAAAACGAAGACAGCGTAAACCTGGACGCGATACCGCCCGGAGATCCACAGGGAAAGACCCAAACAGCATAACGTTATCATAACGTTATCGTCACGTTACGAAAGGTGATTCTATGGATAAATCAACCGAGCGCATAAACCGAAGCATAGGGCAACGCGTGAAGAAGGGCGAGCGAGACATAGCCAGGCGCTACGCGGTGACGTTGAACGAGATCCGGGCAGCGCTATCGGCCGTTTATGCCTCATTTGAGCAGGACGGACAATTGACGTGGGAAGAGATGGTAAAATTCGACCGTCTGCAACGCCTGTTTAATGACGTTGATTTCATCATGGGCAAGGCGTATGCGGATCTTTACCCGATCATTTACGAGGTTGTTGGATTCTCTTACGCCGAGAGCCATGATTTAACCGCCTGGGCCATTGAGCAGAACGCCGGCATAGAACAGCTTACAGCTAGCCCGGAGGCCATACGCGCAGCCGTTGAAGCGCCGATAGACAAACTTACGCTTAATCAACGATTGGCGGCGCAGCGTGCAAGCGTTGTGGGCACGATCCGCCAGGAGATAACGTTGGGATTGGTGAAGGGTGCGAGCTTCCGCGAGATGTCGGACCGGATCAAACCGGCGTTGGAAGGCGATACGACGAAATCATGGCGCGTAGTCCGCACGGAAACGCATAGAGTGCAGGAAGGCGCGAAACATGATGCGGTTGCAGCCGCCGACAAATCAGGCGTGAAGATGTTAAAAACATGGAGGACGGCACAAGACAGCCGAGTGAGACGCCGCCCACGGGATACAGCGGACCATAAGATGCTAGACGGGGTAACGTTACCTTCCGATGGCATCTTTAAAGGGGTGAAAGGTAGTGGGCCAGCGCCGGGACATCTTGGAGCAGCGGCGGAAGATATTAATTGCCGTTGTTTTCTCACTTACTCTATCGACAAGCTTGAAAGAGTACCATATAATAACATCGAAACGGCAACCTTCGACAAATGGCGACAGGAACGCCGATCATAAGGGGATATTCATGGGGAACATTGTCGAAATGGGCCGCCATCCTATCAACTTAAAAAATGGAGGGGCACGGAATGAAAACGCTGGAAGAATTGAAGGCAGCACTAGCGGCCGGCACAATTAACCTGGAAACGTTCAAGGCAGAAGCCAAGAAAGTTTTGGCGGCGGACTTGGTGGCCGGGAAAATTACACAAGAGGACCACGACGCGAAAGCGGCCGAGGTTGAAGCAACGCAAGCGCCGACAGTGGGCGGCGGCGGTGGCGGCATGACCAAAGAAGAAATCTCCCGCATGATCCAATCGGAAACGGACAAGGTGCGGACGCAATACGCGAAGCAACTCAAAGACGCCGAGGACGCATTGGAAAAGATCAAACGCGAGAAGATGACCGACGAGGAAAAGGCCAAGGATGATTTACAGAAGGCGCAGAAGGCACTTGAAGAGAAGGAAACGGCATTACAGGCGCGCGAGGTTGCTTTACATACCGTTGACCAACTCAAAGCAAAGAACCTTCCGGGCGACTTCCGTGACATCCTGGCGGGCGCAACCGTCGAAGATACGGACGCGCGAATTACCGTTTTTGAAAAGGCGTGGAATGACGCCATTAATGCGGCCGTGCAAGAAAAGTTCAAACAAGGCGGCGGAGATCCGAACAAAGGCAAGGGCGGGCCAGGCGGAGACGTCAACCCGTGGAAAAAAGAAACATTCAACATGACCAAGCAAGCCGAAATCCTTAAATCCGATCCGGCGCGCGCGAAGGCGCTTATGGCAGCCGCCGGGGTGTAAGAAAATACATTATCCATTAGGAGGCAAACACAATGACCAAGGTTCAAATCGCGGACGTCATCGTCCCGTCTATCTTTAACCCATACGTTATTCAACAATCCACGGCAACAAATGCGTTGTTTCAATCCGGTATCGCCGCAGCGGTTCCAGAATTGCAAGGCAAGCTAACGGAAGGCGGGCGCCTGGTTAATATGCCATTCTGGCCGAGTCTGACCGGTTCGGACGAGCAACTAAGCGATTCCGTTGCGTTGACGCCTGGCAAAATCAGCGCTTCGCAGGACCGCGCAACGCAAGTGTTCCGGGGCCGCGCATGGTCCGCTAACGATCTTGCCGCTACGCTTTCCGGTGACGATCCAATGCGAGCCATTGGCGACCAAGTGGCGCAATATTGGGGCGAGCGTATGCAACTCGTACTGATTTCCGTGCTGAAGGGAATTTTCGCTACTGGCGGCACGCTTAACGCCTCCCACGTCAACAACCTGGCGATTGAAGCCGGTAACACGGCTACCGCTGCAAACCTTATCGGTGCTAGCGCCATCGTTGACACGCTTTCCAAGCTGGGCGACGCGCACGAAAAGCTAACAGCTATGGTTATGCATAGCGTTCCTTATTTCAACCTGGTAAAACAACAGCTTATTGAAACCGTCCGCGACGCAGACGGGAAGGTGCTTTACACGACTTACCTGGGCAAGCGCGTTATCGTTGACGACAACGTACCGGTAATTGCGGGCACGACCAACGGCTTCAAATACTGGACGTTCCTCTTCGGTCCTGGCGCTATCGGTTACGGCGAAGGAAGCCCGGAATACCCAACGGAGACGGACCGCGACAAGCTGGCGGGCGATGACATTCTTATTACCCGTAAGCATTTCGTACTCCATCCGCGCGGCGTGAAGTGGAACGACACGACGGTAACGGGCGCAAGCCCAAGCAATGCAGATTTCGAGGTTGTCGCTAACTGGTCCAAGGTTTACGACAATAAGAACATCCGCATGGTTGCGCTTATCACTAACGGCTAATGAAAGGCATTGGGAATGGGCTAATGGTCCATTCCCTTATAACGTAACGTTACGGAGGGATTAACATGAGTGCAACGGCATTCCAGCGTATGCGCCGCGAGGCAGCAGCGCGAGAAGCAGCGGAGGCCGCCAGATTGGCAGCAGAAGCGGAGGGCGAGCAAGATGGCAAAACGGCAGGCGAAGAAGATCCAGGAGCCGGAGACGGGCAGCCAAGCGGCGGAGACGGCGAACAAGCGCCAGATGCAAACGACGCACAAGGCGGAAACGAAACCGACGACGCCACACAAGGCGGTCAAAGTAACGACGACCCGCAAGACGCAGGACCGGACGGGTTAGGCGTCGATGGAATGACAAAAAAGCAAGTCATGGCCGAATTGAAGCGCCTGGGCGTTCCATTCACGGACCGCGCGAAGGTTGAAGAACTACGCGAGCAGTACCGGGCGGCCATCTACTAGGAAGGGGCGCGATATAGATGGACGTTGAAGAAATCGGGCCGCTTTTGGGAATTACGATTCCGGCGGACCAGTTGAGCGCCTACGCCGCCCGCCTGGAATCCGCGTTAGATCTGATTAACACGGATTGCGGCGGAAGGTTCGCGGACGAAACAGGGTTAATCACGTTGCCGCCTGGCGTTAAGATGGGCGCGGCGCTGCTTGTGAAGTCTATGACGGAAAATAAAACGGTTGCTTCGCAGAGCTTGGGCGACATGTCGAAAAGCTTCTTCCAGGGCGGTACGGAATTGGCGGCGCGTAAATACTGGGCGCGTTACATACAAGCTAGTTTTGTATGAGCGTAACTATCCGTTCTACCAACAACATACCGCGCATGAAGGCCGTCATGGAGAAATTGGGCAAGCGATCAATCAAAGTCGGCATATTCGGAGACGAGGACGCCGAGTTAGTGAAGATTGCCCGCGCGCATGAGTTCGGCGTCACGATTAAGCCGAAGCACAAAAAGTTTTTGGCGCTTCCGCTTCCGCCGGCCAGGCGAAAACGTCCGAAGGATTTCGACGATCTGGTATTCATTAAATCCGACGATCCAAACCGCGCCTACCTCATGCGGCCGACAGGCAAGAAGGGCAAGCTAAAAGCCTATTTTATCCTGTTAAAGAAAGTTGTCATACCGGAGCGTTCTTTCTTGCGTAACGGATTCGATAACAACATAGGGCCGCTAATGGAGAAGGCTGAAAAGTTGATAGGACAGGCGGTAGACTTCGGCTTAAATCCCGCGACGCTGGCCGAAATGCTGGGCGTTGAGTTTGCCGGCATGATCCAATTAGAGTTAAGGGCATTAAACAGCCCGTCTAATGCGCCGCTAACGGTGGCTAATAAGAAATCAGACAATCCGCTGATTGATACAGGCCATTTAGTTGGATCTATCCGCAGCCGGATCGAATAGGAGGCGGAGACGTGCCAAAACAGTTTGAATTTGCTGATTTCGTGCAGGAGTTTTTCGTCCCGTTCAACGTCATAACCGTTACGCCGCCAACGTTACAGACCAATGGGCAGTATGCGCCAGGCGCGGAGACGGTTACGGCAGGCGGCGGCATTATGCTTCCGCTTAATGAAGACGAATTACGGCGGCAGGATAACGGCGGCTATACAAGCCGGGACCGGAAGTTATACGTAACGGCGGAAATACCGGAAGGTTCCTATGTCGAGCGTGACGGAATCCGGTACAAGGTTGAACGGACCAAAGACTATTCCGATTACGCAGACGTTTATATTTACATGGCGAGGGGGCCGGCAAAGTGACGCCTATCGAGATCCAAAACGAAATTATCCCGAAGGTTAACGCGTATGCCGGCTTTCCGGTCATTGAAGGGGACCAGCCTATAGGCAGCATACCGGATGGAAGGCACGCCGTTTTCACGTTCCTAACGCCTCACGGCCAGGATACGGGCGGGGCCAACTATTCAAATCGCAGTACAGCCGATTCATACGAGGAAACTAGATCCGATGACGTCCGGGTGGTCATGTCATTCACAGCAATCGACAGCACGACGCACGGCAGCATTTCGGCCGCGCAGGCGATCCGGGAATGGTTCGAGTTTTACGGCGATGAAGATCTTTACATGGCCGGCATTGCACTTGTAACCATTGGCGATATAGGAAACCGAAATAGCATTAACGAGGACGAGCGCCGAAACGGGTTTGACATAACGTTACGCGTAGGCCACGAAATGACCAGGACGGCGGATTATATCGAGACGATACAACAGCCAATAGGCGAAATCGATAATTAGGAGGAATGAGCAGCATGAAATATGTTGACGTAAGTATTACACGGCAGACGTCCACAACGGCCCAAAGGGGCTTCGGCGTTGCGTTGATCCTGGGCACGTCCAAGGTGCAGGCGTACAAAGAATACACGGACGCCGCGACGATTTCCACTGATTACGGTTCCGGTTCCAAAGAGGCGAAGATTGCAACGGCGCTTTTCAGCGGCACGCCGAAAGTGGACAAGGTGGTTTCCCTGGGCATCCTGTACAACGGCGCTACTGGCAACCCGGCAGACCTAACGGCCGCATTGAACACGCTGGTATTGACGCATGACGATTGGTATTACCTTATCACGCCGGAACAGGGCGACGATGAGATTAACGCGTTGGGCGCATGGGCGCAGGCAAACGACAAGCTTTATTTTGTCGAGACGACCAATCAAACCCTTATTCATTCCGGCATGAACACGGCGGTATTGGTCACGGACAGGGCGGCGACGGAGTTCCAGGCAGCCGCATGGGTTGGCGTAGGCGCGCCGCTTGAAGTAGGTTCTTTTACCTGGACATTTAAGCAGCTTCCAGGCATGACGCCGGCGGCGTATGATTCCGCAGCCGTTGACGCGATCCACGCGAGAAACTTCAACACGTTTATCAAGCAATCCGGGGTAAATATCACGTCCAACAGCAAGACGGCAGGCGGCGAATGGATCGACATTATTCAATCCATCCATGCGCTGGAATCCCGCATTTCAGACGCCATTTTCAACTTGCAGGTTACTATGCCGAAAATCCCGTTCACGGACGCGGGGATTGCGTTGGTTGCTTCTCAAGTTACCGACGTGCTGCAAGATGCGTTCAATGCCGGCATGATTGCGGACGAGGACGGAAAACCGCTATACACGGTTACAGTACCGAGCCGCGCGAGCATTTCGGCAGAGGACCGGGCGGCGCGCAATCTTCCGGGTATTCCGTTTACTGCTACACTGTCCGGGGCCGTGGAGAAAGTAGAGATTTCCGGCGTGGTCACTGTCTAAATAACGTTATCATAACGTTATCGTAACGTTATGCACATAAAAGGAGGAAAAGGGAATGGCGCAAACATACGACCCGAAGAAAGTATCCGTTATCGTAGACGGCGTTATTGTAACCGGCTATATGGATGGATCTTTCGTAAAATGTGCGAAGAACGCGGACAACGTGATTCCACATATTGGCGCAGACGGAGGCGTGACGTACACAGAAAACGCGGACCAGACCGGAACCATCACGGTAACAATCAAACAAGGTTCGTTGTTCTACGCAAAGGCCGTGGAGCTATCGACGCAAAAGCGCGAGTTCGCAACCCGCGTCATTGATTCCAACGCTAACGGCGCTATGAAGGCGGGCGGCACACAATGCCGGATCATGAAAACGCCGGACATCGAGCGCAGCGCGGAAGTAACAGGAATCGAAA